TCGTCAGCAACAGATGGGACAGGTGCGTCTTTTTCGCTGGGGGCCCGATCATAATCGAACACAAATTTCTCTAATTCAGGATCCCACTTCGTTGGCACTACTTGCTGTGTTTCGGGATCCCACATAGCTTCAGGCCCAAGACGAGGCTTGCGTACCTCATCCACTTGAGTTTTGCCTATCGCGGAACCCCATGCTTTCCTTAGCTCAGCCGCTTCGGGGATTTGCCCAGCAAACGAATTAAGCAAATCGCTCACACTGCCATGGACACCCCCGCCCTTGTACGCTAGCAACTTTAAACTAACAGGTACGCCATCAGCGGCGTCGGGTAGTCTAATAGTAAAATCAGCAATCGTTTTCTCTTGACCAGGCTGCGATGCTGGAATCTGCGCGGAGTCGCCGCCAGCCATTGCAGCCAAAAACGCCTCAAAAAGGAAGCCAGCTGGCGAAGCGCTATATTGTGCGCCCGTAACAATCGCAGCAAGTGTATCCAATAGCAAAATATTAGATATAACCTGAGATATGGGCTGTTGCTCTCCTTTACCTTCTAAAGCCATGGTGGCAAAATTCTGTAGCTGTGCTATTCTGTTTCTCAAAGTCGCAACAGGATCACCGGAAGAGGCGCCTCCTATTCTTTCAACAAATTTGGTTATATCCGTTCGCTGTAAAGAGCCGGGGGTGCCCCACGCCTCACTAAGCTGAACAAAAGGTAATGCGATGTCAATTGTTTCTGTCTCTTTCTTTTCGGTGGAGATCGCATCCTTGCCTTCCTTTTCTTCCCCTATCACCTCTGGCTCAATGGCATCATACAAGTGCTCAACCATTTCCATTAACATAGAAAAATCGATAGGCTTCTTCTCTTCTTTCTTTTTATATTCGTTCTTTAAAATCTCAGATAGTTCAGACATATGTTTTCCTCATAATATTTCGTCAGCGATCCCTAACTTAATTGCTTGCTCTGCAGATAAATAGACATTCACTTTACGTTTTAACATTTTTTTAAGTTGAGATTCTGTCATTTTTGTTTCCTCTACTAAACAATTTATGTACATTTTTTGTAGTTCTTCCACTGCCTCTAATTCGTTAACGAGATCATGAATATTTCCCTGGTTGCCTGCACTTACTGAATGAATCATAATACGACAATTCTTCGCGATCCTACGCTTGCCCTTTGTTCCACAAGCAAGCAATGGCACACCAGCCGACATTACTTTTCCAACTCCCACAGTGTGAATCTCTGTTGTCTTTTGAATGTTTTTCATTATATCATATAATGCAAACATATCATCAGCAGAACCGCCATATGTTGAAAGATAAAACTCAATAGGCTCTTTCTTTTCCTCTTTTTTGTTCTTGTTCGTTTCGTTCAAATACATAAGAGCGTGAACTATTTCTGCTATTGGCTCTTCCTGTATGTCTGAAAATAGGCCAATCGTTCTTAGATTAAGTTCTTCTCCGTTCTGCCTAGTGGGATCGACCAAGACCACCTTCTTTTCTTCTATTGTTTCTTCAACCCCTTCAAGGATTGTACGAAGTTTTTGTTTTATAAAGTCCATTAAATCACTCTTCAGTAAAGAACGCACGAGCCACCTCCTTGTGTTGTTCTAAAAACTCCATCCCTGATTTCCAATCATCAAAATCTAAAATCTCTTTAAAGAATTTAGAGTGTTGTTCCACAATATGTTTTATTGCTTTTTCTTTATACGACTCGATAGCCAAATCAATGTTGATAGTATAAGCATTAATATTCTGTTCACTCGCGTTGCTTTCTTGGAGGGTGAGAATTTTATAAGTTCTTGAGAAAGCAAAGTTTTCCATTGACCTTGCAAGGATGGCCAAGCTAATGACTTGGGCACTCTTTACTATTAATATTCCGGTCCTAGTGGCACGGAAAAAATAAAACGTCCTACACGTCGCATAACCGAATACAAATACTAAAAAATATTGTAACCACTCCATTTGTCACCTTTTCAAGAAAAAAACCACTAATATTTCTATCAGTGGTTTATTATAACAACTCGTTAAATTTTTGTCAACTACTTTTTCAAAAGTCTGCTCATAATTCTTTCGGCCAACTGATCTGCCATCTTTTCTTTTTGAGATTCCTTCATTAGACGGGCGGCAACGCGACGGGCGACTTCTTGCATCATTTCTTCTTCTCCACCCATTTCCATTTCCTCACCTCCTTCAGGGGGCTCTTCTTCCATACCCATGGGCTCTTCTTCGGGCACTTCGCCCATATCCATATCCATTTCCATCTCTTCTTCCTCTTCGCCACCTTCGGTGCGTTCAGCATCCATCACGATGCCGTAAGGCTCAAGAGCGTCTCCCATGGCGTCAAGCATAGTTTCCAGCGCATCTTCCACGGCAGCAACAGCATCAGGGGCAAGTTCCTCGCCTTCTTCTTCCATGCCTTCTTCGTCTTCCATTCCCATTTCGTCTTCCATGCCCATTTCGTCTTCCATGCCCATTTCGTCCCCAACAGGCTCTTCCTCGGGCACTTCTTCAGCGGCCATGTCCACCTCTTCTTGTTCAGAAAGTGTGTTCATCCTATCTGCGCCAACAGCTGGCATACTAGCCAGCTTCATAAATCTCCGAATCTCTGATTCAGTTAACAAAGTCTTTCGAGCCATTAGAAATCTCCTTAAAATACATAAACTCAAATATAAATAGTGTTGTGCTTCAATAACGGCATTAAAAAAGCAAACTCGTTCCAGATAGTCGTTTTTTTAGTTTTTCTAAAGCTTTAACTTCTATTTGTTTCACTCTCGCAAAAGATATACCTAAACGATCTGCCGCTTCGCGAAGAGTCATCCTACCGTTCTCATACACAGATATCAAACAACAATTCTGTTCCTTTTCAAAATCTATCCAAAGGCGGCATTCTGTTATGGGGCACGCTATATCTTTCTCCAAACAATATTTTGAACATCCTAATAAACCATCTCCTTTCATAGCTCTGGGTACTCCTCTTCTAGTAAATCAAAAATGTTTTCAATCTCGTCCTCACTAAGCGCAAAGTCCTTGAGAGTTGTCTTTCCTTTGTTGCGTAGTTGCGCAGATTTTGCTTTTTTGATCTTAGACTGATCTTTTACTTCATCAACATACCCTTGAATTCTATGATCGCCTGTGATATATGCAGTTATCATGTGGCGAAAGAAAGCAGACTGTGTAAGTCCGTCCTGTTTTAATCTAATTAAAAGCTGAGCTTGACGATGATCATTGTCTGTGAAGATTATCCTTTTAGTTAAGTTTCCATAATCTATTTCGGTAGACATCACCACTCCCTCGTTTTAATATGGGTATGGCTTTCGGATAAACCAGAATGTGTTTGGCGCACGAACAGCGCTCTGGCATGCAACTCCTCGATAGAGCGACAGCCACTATATGACAATCCAGAGCGGATTCCTCTTTCTAAGTCTTCCAATATAGGCTCAACAGAGCCTCGATACGGAACTCTAGCGGAAACCCCTTCAAAAGAACTATATTTTCCGCGCCAACTCACCTGGGCCTCTTTGCTCGCCATCCCTCGATACGACTTCCAATGGAAGCCATCAGAATCCTCAAGAATTTTTCCTGGCGTTTCGTCAGTTCCGGCCAACAATGAGCCACACATTACAGCGTGAGCACCAGCAGCAAGAGCTTTCACAATGTCGCCTGAGTTTCTAATGCCGCCATCAGCAATGATAGCCACATCCCTGTCTGTCTTTGCGCACTCCATAATGGTTTGGAGCCCTGGCATTCCGTGTCCTGTCTGGATACGTGTGGAACAAATAGAACCTCCTCCGATATTGCAACGAACACTATCTGCTCCCCAATCAGCCAAATCGTTAATACCCGGAAGAGTAGCCACATTCCCTGCCATGATGTGAAAACCATCAGAGCAAATTTTTCTTAAAGAACGTAGCGCCTCCTTCATAACAATGTGGTGGCCGTGGGCCACGTCAATACACAAGAAGTCCGCGCCGGCATCCAATAGCTCTTCTGCTCTTTCAAGATAATCGCCCGTAATGCCAATGGCGGCACCTACGTTGTTTTCTATCCTCGACATAAAGTTTAAACCAATAAAATTACATACACTTTTAACTAAAGCAGCCTGTTCATCGATTGTATTATAACGATGAATAATTGCTGTTCCGCCGTATGATGTCATGGCCACGCCCATATTGCCTTCTGAAATTGTATCCATAGGAGAAGAAATAATGGGGAGCTTCAGTGCCACCCCTTTTCCCAAGTTAGAAAAAATATCTACTTCACCCCTCGTGCGGATATCAGAATACTGAGGCACCAACAATACATCATCATATGATAAGACTTCTTGCATTATTTCTCCTTCTCAATGAATTCTCTTATATCATTTATATGATACCACGTCTCTTTGTGTGGCTTTTCAGGGTCCTTCAATACTCTAATCCTCGGCTTTGCAACACCGGTTTTAATCACAGTAATCGTAGGGACGCCGCTAAAGCCCATAATCTTTTGTATTTGAGGATAATCGCCTATGTTAAAGGCAAAAAAATGTAGTCCTGAATAGCTCTCGTCTTCTGCGATGTCCTTATAGGAATCACTTAACTGATGGCAAAGCGGACAAGTATTAGAATAAAACTTAACAACACAAGTTGCCGACTCTCTTACTTTCCCCCCAAGAAGCTTTTGCAAAGCTATTTTTGATAACCTATTGATCTCCATGTGTGTTCTCCTCCACTGTTTGTTTGGCTTTTTCAATGCAATCAGGACAAAACAGGCGCACCTGTTCTTCCTCTTGATGTACGACAACAGACCATGACATAACCATCTCTTTATCTTTCTTATCAAATGGTTCGTAACACGTATCGCACTTGTCGGGTAACAACCCAAATAGCGCCACCTTTTGAGACATCGCTTTCTCTGCCGGGGATGTTTTCTTTTCCAGGGCGCGCCTTTGCTTCCTGTTCATTATCGCTCCATCGTGTACACAGATGGGTACAAGTTTCGAATGTATGAAGAACCCGAAGTAAACACCACCACCGCAGAAGGAAAGGGAGCCGAATTCTTGGAATCGCCAAATTTAAGGCGTCCTTTAATAAAATGAATCTCTGATGCTCTCATTATATAATTGTGCCAGTACTTTGTATCTGTCCTGGCAGGGATGAGCATCACTACTTTAGTGTTATCCTTCTGGCTTTCTCTATATCCCTTCTCTACCCACTCTGAGAGATTCCGATAGGGCGGATTAACAAAGACAGTTTCCCCTTCCCAGTCTTGGGCCAGTCCATTATCTTCAAGAGTATAATATTTCTTAGCCTTGTGATTGTCGTCAGTAGCACACGGATCCAAAGTAAACTTTCCGAATCTCCAGTCTAGCTTATTAAAAAATTCTTGTGGTGTTGCCCATTCGCCCGTCTTTGAACTAAATAATGTTTTTTGTGTTGTTTTGTTCATTTGATTTCAAATACCTCGACATATTCTTGGAGATCCTCTTCCCATTCAAATGCTCGGTAATCGCCCTTGTTCATTTGTTTAACAAACAAAATCTTAGTTGGCATTGGCATGCCGGCAAACAGCACTGCAGGATTTGTATAGTAGTTCTTGATTTCTTTCAAGGCCTTAACAATACCCTCATCAATGCTCTTAGTAGAGTTAATTGCAGAATCCAAAGTCTTACCAACACGAAGCGTCAAATAAGCGGGCGTTCTTATCAAAGATGGCGGCAAGTCCTTCAACCAAATAGTACTGTGTTTTTCAGTAATTTTATCTAGACGGGAAGAGCACTTTGTCTTAATAGTATTACCAGTGTTTTCAAGCCAATTCAAGTTTGGAAAAAACCTTTTCGCATTGAGATTAATCTCTTCATCAGAGGGAAATGGCAATGACTGGCCACGGTGCTCAGCAAATGCTCGGTTAACAATATTGCCAAGCTGGGAAGCCATGGTGGGATGGCCGTAGTCTTTTGAAATTTCATCAATGACCCACTTCTTGGCCCACGCAATCAGCTTCTTCGTAGACCACTTCTTTGCCTTAATATTGTTCATACACTCAAGTTCGTATGCAGTCTCCACTTGAAATGAATAATCCCCAGTCGTTTCTTCTCTTACGGAATTAACTTTCTTATTGCCCATACGAGCTAGCTTATTGCACACTGCCAAAATAGTATTTATCGACATGTCTTTAGGAAAGATAATCTCAATGTAGTCAAACTTACTCTCGTTGCCCTTTATCTTAATCGCGTGTTCGTGGGCACGAGCGCGTTTCCATCCAAGAATCATATACAAAACACCATCAATACGCGTTGCAAACGGCATCTCTTCACGGCGATTATTCAATTTATAGAATTGTATATAATAATCTTCGTCACCCCCAAGAATTGTATCAGCGCGGGGCTGGAAATACTTTATCATACTATCCGAAGTAGGCGCCAAATCAGTGCAATCATCAGAGGAAACAAACTTTAACTTTAGGTTGTCCTTCGTAATGCGGTCCCAAACTTCACGAATGCGCTTGTCATTACTTGCCCTAGGGCTGTTGTATGGGTTGTCTCTCTCGACATCGGTAATTATGCCCAATAAACTGAGATAAGAATCAGCTTGAGAGTTACACTTTTCTTTATCATTATTAACGAGTTCTAAATTTTTCATTTATTTTCCTTTGGTGTTGTTAGTTTGTTAGCAAATCTTTCATCTGCCCGTTTATTAATTTCTGTAATTTCGTCTATATCATACGGTACTCTACAAGTCTTTTTCTCAAAGACCCAAAAATAGCAATGATACTTCCTTGCATGGCTTTGTTTTTTTTTGTGATTGTGTCCTATCATTCTATGTTTGGCTGTGAGCACAAACATGTCTCTCGGGTAAAATCCATGTACCAAAGCCCTGTTCATAACATAGCAATGGGAGAACCAATTCTTTCCTGAAGATACGGTATCTTGGCACTTAAATGCTAGCACTCCCTTTTCCTTCAAAACTCGACTGAACTCCATCAAGCACTTATCATACCATCCCCACAAATCAGACACATACCGAAAGCCGTGAAACCTTTTTCCTATAAGGCCTGTAGGTTGCTTCTTTGTATGCCCAGCGACAAAGGGAGGATCGAACATAATACTGCTAATTGAATTATCGTCTAAAGGCAGATCGTCTGCGGAAGCTTTCAGTGTATCCTCATCTTTCGGAAACAAATCGTACTTCAACTTAGGCTCCATAATATCATCGGGCCGATAGAATACGCCCTTGCTATACGTAGGGTCTAGCTCAAATCCATCCGGCGCATACATATTTTGTATGTTCCTGATTATTTCGTGCTGATTTCCTGAAACTGTTTTTATCACTTACTTCTCACATCACTTGGCATTTAAATTGAATCTTCTTGCCCTTTGTACCGGTAGCATAGGTCCAACTCAGACCTGTTCCGAATCCCGACTTCTTTTCAAGAATCATGTCAACTTGCTTTTCGATTGTATGAGAACTGAAGTCTCGAAGTCGGTATTTGTCGTATTTGCCAAAAATCTTAAACATAATTGTATGATTAGCGTTCCTTATGTCATCAGAGCTAACATCTGGGGATCCTGAAAGTGCCCACATAACAAGGTCTTTCTTTACAGGTGAAAGTCTTTTTCGCATTTCTTCCTTTTGGTTAGCAGTAAAACGTTTCGCTGAGTTGTCGCGTTGATGCTTTTCCATCAAGGAAATAAGCTTCGAATCTTTGATGCCAGCTTCATTTTTAATCGTATCAACATC